GGAGTCTGCAAATAAAAAGTCAAGCAAAAGATAGTGTTATTTTGTAATCTATATTTGCCTGAAACAGGGGTAACACAAACAGGCCACCGCAGGACGCTAGCCTGAAACTGTGTAATTAATGCAGGTTATTCGCTCTCCGTAAGCGAGGTCATATATTCCTTTATGCGGCCGTAATAGATCCGAAGAAACTTGTTAGCTCCGGCAGTCATGTACACATAGTATGGCTTTCCTTCAGCACGCTTTTTAGCCATAAAAGCGTAAACAGGGTCATCTTCAGGCGAACGTTGGATCAGGCTGTCCATGATCTGAAAGAGTGTTTTTCTTAAATGTGGAGATCCCTTCTTTGAGGTGCGCACGCTCTTTTGAGAGTACTGACCAGATTCATTTTTACCTGGATCCACTCCGGCAAAAGCGGTTATTGCTCCTCGTTTGGTGAACCGAGTAACGTCACCGATCTCGGCCATCAGCTGAGGACCAAGGGTGGGACCGACACCATTCATCGCCAGGACAACCGGATATTCCGGCAGCGTGGAAGCGGTCTGATCCATTTCTTTACGGAGCGATTCTACCGTTTCGGAGGCAAGATTTAACATGGCCACTGCCTGGCGAATCAGTAGCTTTGTATTTGTATTTTTAGGGAATACAGCTATAAGATCAGAGGAGGTATCGTAGACATCTTTTGCTTTAGTGGCGCTGAAGTTATAGCCTTTACGCTTGCACCAGTTTTTATAGTGCTCTGTAAAAGCCTCAAGTGACTTTCCCCTGACGCAGTCTACATGCCAGTAAGTATGGACAAAATCCACCCATTTCTGGCTTCCGTCGCTGCGGGCAGGGCTTGTAAAGAAGTGGTCAGCATTGGGATAGGTCTGATCGAGAAGCGATATGAGATTATTTTTCATAGCTGTCTTCTGATCCATGTAGAACCCGAACTGACGATTCATGGTTTTCAGTTGGTTTCGTATTTCATCCATGCGACCATATTGCTTCAACATTGCCCATCGGTCAAGAGTATACCGTGCAATTTTCTTGGCATCAGCTTTGTCTGTTTTGGGCGCGCGAAGGGAATCGTCACCGAAGTCTCTGACCAGAATTGGATTGACAGCGCTGACGAAGATTCCAGCGTCAGAAAGCCATGTGGCAACTGGTTCATAATATCTCCCGGTGTGTTCCATACAGGCTTTGGTTTCTCCTTCCAGTCCCTTGATTATCTCAATGAGGGAGGCAATCTCAGTCTTGGAGTGAAGGAAGTCCCTGGGAGGAAGAACAACCTCGTTTCCTGGTCTGCGGATTGTGACAGTGCTTTTACCTTTTGCAACATCGATACCAACTGCGTTCATGAAACCTACTCCTTTGAATGTAATAGCAACGGTCGATACCAGTTTTTCTCATTGCCTATTCAATCTACTGGGTAATTTCACACGAACGCGAAGGTTCTACCTGCGTAAAACGAACGCTGCGAATGAGGGCTGGTTGGCTGACTCCCATACGGACGCTCGATCCTAGGTTCACATGGCCAGACCGATTGCCCCATCATTCTAACAGCTTAAGCAATAAGCATGGATAATATCCTATCTGGATGACAGGAATATCAACCATGCTTATAGTAGTAGGGTCACAGTCCCTCCGCAGAGGGCAACCGCCTACCGTTTTTCTGGTAGCACCCAAAGTGAGTATATCATGGATCCGGAAAATGAAAAACTCCTTCTGACAAATGTTTTCTGCCAGAAGGAGTTTTCTGATCATCTTTCCTTGATAAATGTACTGATCCCTGCTTTTTCCAGTCTTTGAGCCATCCTCTCTGCATTCCTTCGATCAGCAAACACGCCAGTCTGGACTTTATACTGACCGCCAGCCTTCACCATGAACGCCTTTTTGAAAGCACCACCCAGCTTCCGCACCTCCCTGAGCCGCTTCCTGGCATTCCCCTTAACGCTGAATGCCCCAGCCTGCACAACATACTGCTTCTTACCGGCAGCCTCCGCTACAAGCGCAACAGCAGGCTCCACAACCGTTGCCGATATCTCCGACTCTTTCACCACAACCGCGTCAGCACCTGATCCGCCACTCTCCCGATCATACTTATCGAGTCCATACCTCCGGATGATATCGCAGATCTTATCCACATACCTGACATCCGTAGCATACCCTCCGGCCTTGATGATCTGGGTCGCCTCCCGGAAGTCTTGCGCCTTTGTCAGCCCCGCATACCTCGGCCTGCTGCCATTCATCGCTCCAAGCAGGTACAGACTATGATCCCTGATGCTAACCACCGTCAGCCTGTACACCCTCAGACAGGACATTGTGCACCGGCCTTCTGCCCCTCAGATGCGCCCCAAAGTCCTCCCGGTACTCATCCGCAGCCCTGCCGGTCTTCTCCGCAGCCTTATGCTCCGGCCTTCCGGTCAGCGGCTGGTTCACAGCCTTGTTCAGCTGCGCCTCCCTCTGCTCCGCCCTCTGCTGCCGGTCAATCGCCTTCGTCAGGTCTTCGATCTCCTGTTCCATACGCTCATAAGCAACAGTGTCCTCAGCGGACAGACAGCCGTTCTCATTCTCATGGGTATCCACGAAATTCTTCGCAGTTTCCCATACTTTTGCCCTCTTCTGGATCATCTCAGCAATCGTCATAAGTCATTTCCTCCCATGTGAAAATCAGATAAACTTCCTGATAAAGTTCAGGCGCTGCCGGATCTCATCCACACAGCGCCCTGCTTTCTCCTCTTCAGTTCCTCCAGACGGATCCTTGTCCGGCGTTTTGCCGGCAGCATCCTTGTTACTGCTCACAGCAATATCCCTGTCCGGTGGCTTTCCTGTAGCGTCCTTGCCACTGTCCCCAACAATGTCCCTGTCCGGCGGCTTTCCTGCAGCGTCCTCGCCACTGTCCCCTGCAGTATCCTTACTTCTGTCCCCAACAGTGCGATCACCACTCCCCCCTGTAGTATCCTTGTCCGGTGGCTTTCCTGCAGGGTCCTTACCGTCATCCCTGAGATCACATCTCCCCGGAATCTCGATCCTGCACTTTGCGGCGATCTTATCCATCAGGGAATTCGTCGCAGCCACCCTGGAAAACATCACCGGCGCTTCCACCCCATCCGGATCTTCTTCATCCTGCCTGTTCTCACGCTGCAGGATCCCGTCCGCAAACCCCAACTCCACGGCCTTGTGGGCATCCATCCAGGTCTCGTTATCCATCAGCCGTGAAATCTTCCCTCGGTCCATGCCGGTTTTGATCTCATAAGCGTTCATGACGGATTCCTTCACCTCGGAAAGCATCGCAATCGCCTTCTTCATATCCCCTTCATCGCCAAAAGCAATGGTTGCCGGATTATGGATCATCATCATGCTCACCGGACTCATCAGGACTTTCGTACCGGCCATCGCGATCACGGAGGCCGCTGAAGCAGCAATCCCGTCCACCTTGACAGTAACATCGCCCTTGTAGTCCATCAGCATGTTGTAGATCTGCGCTGCTGCCACGCAGTCACCGCCCGGGCTGTTAATCCACACCGTAATGCTTCCGGAACCGCTCTCCAGCTCCTGCCTGAAAAGAGCCGGCGTGACATCATCGTCAAACCAGCTCTCTTCTGCGACCGTCCCATTCAGGAACAGCACCCTCTCTTCTATTTCCTCTCCGGAAGCCTGATCCCGGATCTGGCAGTTCCTCCACTTCCAGAACTTTTTCATCGCCTGAATTCCCTCCTGTTCTGATCCTGTTTCCCGGAATCCGGATCCTGCCCGGAATCCCCTTCATTTCCATCACCGCCAGAGACCTTTGCCTGGGCATAAGCCCCTGACATGGACAGCGGAAGCATGTTGCCGTTTACAAGATACAGATCACCTCCGTCCTCTTCCGCTATCCGATCCAGGTTTTCAAGCTCCCTGATATCGTTCGCACTCATCCAGCCGTTCTGTCTTGCCGTCGCATAACCCCTCATTCTGCTCTCATAATCGCCCCTCAGTAGGCCGTCAACGTTAAACTTGATGAAATAGTGCCTCTTCTCTTCCGGGCTCAGCAGGGCGCGTACCATCGCCTGTTCCCACCGGCACACCCAAGGGTCCAGCGTGTACTTCACGAACTCAAGGGACTGCTGTTCAATATTCGAGAAGCTGCTCTTCTCCAGGTCGCCCACCATATGAGGCGGGATCCGGAAGATCCTTGCGATCTCATCAATCTGGAACTTCCGTGTCTCAAGGAACTGTGCCTGCTCCGGACTGATTGAAATCGGAGAATACTTCATCCCCTCTTCCAGTACAGCAACCTTATTGGCATTCCCGGATCCTCCAAATGTGGCCTGCCAGCTCTCCCGCACCCTTGCGGGATCTTTCAGAACACTCGGGTATTCCAGGACACCGGAAGGCGTCGCCCCATTCGCAAAGAACTTCGCGCCATACTCTTCACAGGCAATTGCCATCCCGATTGCATTCTTCGCCATCGCGATCGGACTGTACCCGACAAGGCCGTCAAACCCAAGCCCCGGAATGTGCAACACATCACCCGGATGCAGCCTCACCAGCCTACCTGACCTGCTCGTACCCTTCCTTCCGGCAACATCATCGGAATCATAAACCGTGTACTCGTAGTACAGCCTTCCGGAGCTATCCCGGTCAACCTTCATACGGTCCGGCATCAGGGGATATAACGCGATGACCTCACCTTTTCCATTCCGGATGATCTGCGCATACGCATTTCCCCACAGGAGAATGTGCGTCATCAACGTCTCCCGGAACACGAAGGATGTCATCTCCGGATTCGGTTCATCGTGCAGCAAAGAATAAAGCGGATGTTCCACCGCCTTTTCCTTCCCGCCATCCTCTGTATATTTGAAGAACTGCAGCGGCAGCCCTGCGATCGCCTCCGACAGGATCCGTACACAGCTGTAAACCGCCGTCATCTGCATTGCGGACCTTTCGGTCACGTACTTGCCGCTCGTACTGGATCCCAGGAAGAAACCATAAGGGCTGCCGGCAGTCCTATTGTTCGGCTTATCCCTGTTTCTGAAAATCCCGTTCAGAAAACTCATCATCTATCCTCATCTCAACTCAGAAATGTTCACAGACTGTCCTTGGTTCCAACAAACTTTAGCCATCAGCCAGAAGTATCGTATAACCATACAGAACAGCAGGACATACAACTTTTCATACTCAACGCCGGTCAGGCAGCTGGCCGGCACTCCCTCAGGGAAAACTCCGGGAAACCGGTTTTGAATAGATTACAAGAACCACTTTTCATAACTCTCGCCGGTCAGGAAACTGGCCGGCACTCCCTCCAAAGAAAAACCGCAGGTACTTCCCTTAGTGCCTGCGGTAATTATTTGCTGATCACAATTCCATGATCAGATTATGTGGATTTCACAAATGATCCCTGCTTTCTTTGCCTTTCTCAGGCAATCCCCGGTCCCCTTGCTTAATCCATCCCAGAAGAAAACAGCCTTCCCGGGTTTACCGGATACGAATTCCACCATCTCAGAATTCCGGATCGGACCCGCTGCGCTTCCGCTGACACCCCAGAGAGCAGGAAACTCACGGCACTTCAGGCCATGTTCCAGGGCATATTTCCTTGCCAGTGCATCCGTGCCGCGTGCACCGCCTTCCACGATCTCTATCTCACCTTCCACATCCTTCAGGCTCTCATCCAGCACCCCTCTGAACCGTTCATATTACGGACTTTTCCAACCCCTTTTCACCCTTTATGTGTTAGTAGACAGACGGTCTCCACGTGGCATGAGGAAATGAAACCACTAAATCATACCTGTGCCGGTAAGCGGAAACTTGTCCACTGACCGATGTCTGTTCGCAAAATCGCGTCCAGGAACATATCAACGATTTGCCTGTTCGTCAGGAACATATCAACTGATTTTTGGCTCTTGTCCGTTATCGGGAACATGTCGACAAACAGTGCACTAAAAATTCAAAACTTGATATCGTAATCTGATATATGAGTCCTGCAGCACGATTTATTGGTTTCTGTATTCGGCATACTTTTCCGAAATGTGATGGATCCGTTTGCTGACTGCACTGTGATTCTGATAGCCAACTTTAGCAGAGATTTCTTTCAGAGTAAAACCGTCAGCCTTTAACTGAAGTATCTGCTGTTCGCGTTCTGAAAGAGTCATGGTAAATGCTTCGAAGGCCGCGCTTTCAATAACCTCTTCTTCAAAAGAAGCACTCTCGGCAGTAATGGAATCTGATGCATCATCTATGAGATGATCCAAAGACAGCATCGCGCCAACACTGGTTCTGGAATGTGACCACTTTCTCATAAATTCCTTTTTTACAAGATCATTTCGGAAATCATAATCGGTTTCATCACGGGTTGCCCAGATCGTATCGATCATAGGCTGCCAGTTCTGTTCCTTTACGATCATCGAAACAACAGATCCAATCAGATTGCTGAACTGCTGATACGTCAGTAACGGAACCTCCATACCTCTGGGCATGTTAAAAAGAGACTGGAAGGAAAGCCCGATGTGCTCAAACTTTTCGCGGATATACGGTATGATCGTATAGGCCAGTCTCCACAACGGAAAATCTCCGGAATAGGAATTAAAACTGCCGGGGATCTCTCTGTAATCGCCATCCTTGTTCGGCACTTCAAAGTGTTGCCAGGCACTCCACGCATAACAGTCCCAGACCAGTTCCAGAAATACATCCGTGTTCAAAAGCTCGGCATAATCATCACTGCGAATCACATCAAATGGACAGCGTGGCAGGTTCATATAAGCCGGTCTTTTGAAACAAGCTCTTCCGGCAGGCTGTAAAAAAGTGTGAGCCAGGACTTGTTATCCTCTGGAAGAATTTGCATGATATTTCCGGGTTCCAGCAGGATAAATCCTGTCGGCCCGCGCTGTGTTCTGTCAGATTTCAATCTATCTCATCTCCGTCCTTTGTAAATTTGAGGAGAAAATCCCCCTCTACTAATACATGGCACGAAAAAAGGCCAAATGTTCCATGCGTTCCAATATTTTTATGTAATTTTTTATCGGTCTCATAATACCCGACAATTCCAATAGATATAATATTCACTATAACATTGGCAAATAAGAAACACAAAGTGGTGTTCCTTAAAAACGAACTACAATCTCTGTTCCTTCGTCAACGATACTA